GCTTTAACTATTGCTAGAACTGAAGCTAACAAGCTTGCTAACTACGGGCGCTTGGTTGGTGCAAAATCAACTCAGATTGTATATACTAAGGAGTGGATTTCTCAACGGGACGGAAAAGTTCGGGACGCACACGTAACGTTAGACGGTACGGAAGTACCAGAGGAACAACAATTTAGTTATGGTGGCTACTTGTTGGATTATCCTAGCGATAGTTCGCTTGGCGCTCCACCTGAGCTGACGGTTAATTGCCGTTACTTTTTGAACTATCACGAAAAGAGGATTTGAAATTGTTAGATAAAAAAGAATATAGAGCAAAAGATATTTTAAGCTTCGACGAGGAAGCTGGGACGGTTGAAGCCGTCTTTTCTGTTTTCAATGAAGTTGATTCTGACGGCGACGTAGTCCTGCCTAATTCAATTCGGTCTGGTTATGGTAATAAAGGTGTTGCTATGGTCTGGGGACACGATTGGAAAAATATTATCGGTAAAGGCAAAATCGTTCAAGACAACGACAAAGCCGTATTCAAAGGTTCTTTTAATTTAAACACTAACGCTGGTAGAGAAGCATACGAAACTGTAAAAGCTATGGCTGACTTGCAACAATGGTCATTTGGGTTTGAAGTTCTTGATAGCGAAGTAGGTATGTTTCAAAAAGACGGTGGAGAGGAAAAAGAAGTTCGCTACTTAAAAGATTTAAAAGTTTGGGAAGTGTCGCCTGTTATGGTTGGTGCTAATCAAAACACTTCTACTGTTATGTTAAAAAATTTGGAAGCAGAGGAAAATGAAACTACTGACGAAATTGAAAATGGAATTGAGGATTCTAATATTGAGGCTCAAGAAGTTACTAAAAATGTGGGATTAAGGTTTACCGACGAAGTGGATAATGTGCTTATCACAATGACCGCTTTGTTAAAAAGAGCAAAGGAGCTTACTGCCTTACGTCTGGGTAAAGAAAAAACATTATCAAGTGAAAGTGCTGAAGCGCTTGAAAGTCTTAAGGACGCATTACAAGATATGCACCAAGACATTGATACGCTTTTAAGTATTGGTACTGATAATGAAGTATTGGAAAATGAGTTAGACGCAAATGAGTTGTTTAGGGAAACTTCACAACTTCTTGCTGACACTCTCGATTTATAAAGGATAAAGTTATGGCTGACTTGGAAAAGAAAAATGCAGAACTTCAAGAATTAAGAGGTAAATTGCATAAGTTTGCTAGCGAAAAAGACTTCGCTGACTTTACTGCTGAGGATAAGGAAACTTGGGCGCAAATGAACGAGGAAGCAAAAGAACTTGCTGACTCTGTTAGAGAAGCTCAAATCTTTGAAAAAGAGCGTAAAGCTAACGAGGAACTTTTAGAAGCTGGTAAAGTTGTCAATCCACTTCCTATTCACGAGGAAAAAACTGCACAACCAACAACTTTAGGCGACGAAGTAATCAACTCTAACGCTTATAAATCTTATATGGATAATGGACAACTCAACATCACAAGTGAATTAAAATACAATCCAATCTTGGAAAGTAAAACACTTGTAGACGAGGGTACTGCATATCCACCTAAGGTTGTAAGAAGCGACTTGATTTACCCAACCGCTTTAAGAAATCCAAACTCTGTTATTGATTTGTTTTCAGTAATTCCTACTGACCAATATCAATATAAGTATTTGGAAGAAACTACCTTTACTAACAACGGTGCTGAAGTCGCAGAAGCTAACGCTTTCGGCGAATCCGCACTTGCGTTTACCGAACAAACTGAAAACATCAGAAAGTTTGGCGTATCTATTCCTGTAACTGAGGAACTTCTTGCTGACGTTGCAACTGTAAATGGTTATCTTGATTCAAGATTAAGAACTATGTTGCAATTAAGACTTGACTCTCAATTACTTAACGGTAATGGAACTGCTCCAAACATAAGAGGTATATTAAATAAATCTGGTATAAACACATTCGATTACTCAAGCTACTCTGGTAACTTAAAGAGAATTGGACAAATCTATCAAGCAATTACTGAAATACGTAAGGACGCTTTCTTAGAACCAGACGCAATTATAATGCACCCGTCTGATTGGAACGACGTTGTAACCGAAGTAAACGCAGTAACAACATCTGGAGCTTTGAATCCATTGTTCGTTGGTGCTGGTATGTTTAATGGCGCTCCTACATCAAGTATGTGGGGTGTTAAAGTTGTTCCTACAACTGCAATTTCTGCTGGAACTGCATTAGTAGGTGTATTCGGTGGCGGACTTGCTTCTCATATCATCTCAAGAGCTGGTATGGAAGTAGCAATGTCTGATTCACACGACGACTTCTTTACAAAAGATAAAGTAATGATGAAAGCTTCTATGCGATTAGGTTTTGCAATCTATCGTGCAACTGCTTTCTGTTCTATTACTAACTTTTAATAGATAACATTGGTTTTGTTTTCCCACTCGTCTTACGCAAGTGCTTCGGGTGGGGAGCAAACAAAAGGAAAAATTATGAAATTAAAAAAAGATGTTTATGAGAAAGACGGAAAAATTGTTCTTTCAAATGGACACCCAAAAGAATTTGCTGGACAATCTTGTCGTAAGCTTGCTATAGCTGGCGAGGAAATTTCTGACGCTCAAGCAAAAGCTTGGGGTATCAAAGAATCTAAAGCAAAAGAACCAAAAGAAAATAAAGCTAAGTAGGTCTAAATGGCTCACACTCAATACGTTGATAAAGAGGATTTAAAAACGTATTTAGGTCTTTCTGGTTCTGGGCAAGACACGAATATTGATAACGCTATCAACGGAGCTTCACGCCAAATTGACCAATACTGTCGTAGATACTTTTTTCAAGACGAAACTGTTAATGCAAAATATTATACGCCAAACAATTATGTGGAAATTGTAACTGACGATATTTCTACTGCTACTGGTCTTGTTGTATCTCTTGACGATAATGACGACGGAACACACGAAAAAGTTTTAACTATAAATACGGATTTTATTTTACTTCCTAACAATCCTGAATATATTGAAATCTCTGACGCTGAATATCGCTTTCCGCAAAACATTATACGGTTATTGCCTACTCGTTCTAGTGAAAGGTTTGACCCGTTAATTATTAACAATGTAAAAGTAGAAGCTAAGTTTGGCTTTGTTAAAGTTCCTGAAGCTATCAAACAAGCTACTTTAATTCAAGCTACTCGTCTTTTTAAAAGAAAAGATACTCCGTTTAATGTATTTGGAAATGAACAAACGGGTACTCAAGAATTATTTTCTAAATTCGACCCAGACGCAAAAGAACTTATTAAAGGGTATGTAAAGAAAACATTATGAGCTACGAAGTTGCTGGCTCTCGTGAGTTCCAAAGACGTTTAAAGCTTCAAGCTCTTGCTGGTGTTCATTTAAGAAACTTCTTTTCCAATTACGGAAAACTTATTGTAACTGACGCAAAAAAAACTGCTCCTAGATTTGAGGGTAAATTGCGTGGCTCATTGACTATGCGTCATCTACCTAGCGAGGCTGGTATTCCCGTTGGTATTGAATTGTTTTCTCGTAGTCCTTACGCTCTTTACGTTCACGGATTTTATGACCAAAAGTTTAATTTAAAAGAGCCTTGGAGCAGAAGTAAGCCTCACTACCCGCCAATCTCCGCGCTTCAAAAATGGGCTGACGCTAAAGGCATTAATGTATATGCGGTTCAATCTGCTATTGGTCGTAAAGGTACGCCTTTAATACCGTTCTTTAAAATTGCAATTAAAAATAATGAAGCTGAAAAGAAATTACTTTTAGCTAAAACGGGTGTTAAGATAGAGGCACAATGGCGAGCTGGTCGTCGTGGAACTTTTGGGAAAAAGATATAAATGGCTAATTTAACAAACATAAGAAATGAAATTAAAAACAATTTGGCTAACATAACCTCTTTGTCTGTCTATGGCTATGTGCCTGATTCTGTTGAACCACCTACGGCGGTAGTTGGCGTAATGGACACAATTACGTATGACGATACTATGTCGCGTGGTGCTGATAGGTATTCTGTTCCCGTCTATCTTTACGTATCTCGAGTTGATGCTCAAGATAGTCAAGAAACTCTTGACGGTTATTTGGTGTCCTCTGGTGCTAGCTCTGTTAAAGCGCAAATCGAATCCGATACAACGTTGAACGGGGAAGCTCAATCTGTTAGAGTTGTAAGTGCTGGTAATTAT